TGACTTCCATGCCGTTACGCAGTGGTTTGTTGATATGGTGAACATCCATGACATCAGGCCCTTGTGGATTCATTTTGACCGCGCCTTGTCCGGATACTGGGTGCCAGAAATGCGAGAACAAGGTTTTGACATGCAAGACACGCCTCAGGGCGCTCGAACATGGACATATCCCATGAAACAACTTGGCGGATTATTCCAAGAACACCGTATTATATCAAATAACAACCCCGTATTACGTTGGTGTACCTTAAATACGGGAGTTAAAACGCTCAATAAGGATGGTATTGAATCGATTTCCCCGGTTAAAACGAGCAGTACAAAACGAATTGATGGGCTTGTCAGCCTATTGAATGCGCACGTTGGATACTGTGAACATGAGGATGAGTATCTGCGTTATGTTAGATAAGGAGGCGATCCCACAAGTGGACGAAAAAATATATTGCGTATATAGACATGTTTTCCCGAACGGTAAAATCTATGTGGGCGTAACCTCACAACGGCCGAAAAGCAGATGGAAAAACGGCAAACACTACGCCTACAATTCTATCGTTGGTCGTGCCATTGACAAATATGGCTGGGAAAACGTGATACATGAGATCTTATTCCTTGGGTTAAGTGGGATCGAAGCAAAATCCAAGGAGCAGGAACTCATAAAAGAATATCAAACGCAAGACATAAGTCGCGGTTACAACCTAACTGCTGGCGGAGATGGTATGGTTGGGTTTAAGACCAGGGAAGAAACCAAGGCAAAGCTGTCGGCAATAAATACAGGAAAACATCACACAGAAGAAAGCCGTAAAAAGATGTCTGCATCTCATAAAGGAGAACTGGCATATTGGTATGGTAAAAAATTCACCGACAAAATGAGAGAAAGCATTTCGATTGGCAAAAAAGGAAAACACACTGGCGAAGAATCCTACTGGTACGGCAAGACGTTCCCGGCCGAAATGAAACTCAAAATGTCACTAAACCATGCGGATGTATCCGGCTCCAATAACCCAAGGGCAAAACAAGTTGTACAATGTGACCCTTTCGGAACGGTTTTACGAGTGCATAGCACTGTTATGGAAGCCGCGGAGAGCAGGGCGTGCAACCGCTGCACAATTCAGCGGTATTGCTCTGGCAAATTCAAAGACAAGAGCGGTTACGTCTGGCGCTACGCCGAGGAGGGAACAAATTTTGATTAACTTTCGCAACGCCATTCAATCCATATTCGGCGGCATAAAGCAGTTCGTTTCGTCTGCATGGCGCGAGATTGGCGGCTACACATCTATGTTTTCGTCGTTCGGCACGAACATCTATGCCAATGACACGGTACGCGCGTGCATCCGGACGCTTGCCGAACATTCATCCAAGGCCAACGTAAAGGTGATTAGGCGGATCGACGCGCAGCACATTGTGCCGGGCGATGCAAAGCTGCAAAGGATGATCCAGTATCGGCCTAATTTATACATGAACGGCAAGGATTTTCTCGCCAAGACAAGAACGCTTCTGGAAATTCATAACGTCGTATTTATCTATATCATGCGCGACGACACCGGCAAATGCGTCGGGTTGTATCCCATGCCCGCCGCAACGTATGAAGCGGTTGATGCTGTGGGCAAGCTGTATATCAAGTTTATGTTTGGCAACGGAACCACGATGACGCATTCGTGGGATGATCTAGCTGTTCTCCGCAAGGACTACAACACGTCCGACATTTGGGGCGACACAAACGATGCGATTCTAACCAGCCTGAATCTGTTGAACACAACGGGCGAGGGAATGGCGAACGCGATCAAGTCAACCGCGAATCTGCGTGGCATTTTGAAATCGACAAAAGCCATGATGTCACCGGGCGATGTGAAAAAGCAGAAAGACGATTTTGTCAAAGACTATATGAATATGAACAACGCATCCGGCATTGCATCACTGGACGCTACGCAGAGTTTCGAAGCGATCAACATCGTGCCGCAACTGGCCAGTTACAAATCAGTCGAGGAATTGAGGCTTAATATTTATAGGTATTTCGGCATGAACGAAGATATTGTGATGTCAAAGGCAACGGCAGATATTCGCGAGGCTTTTTATGAGTCGCGCATCGAAACGTTCCTTTTAGCGCTGTCGCTTGAGCTGACGAACAAAATCTATTCCAACCGCGCAAAGGGCTTTGGCAATGAGATCATGTTTGAAGCAAATCGCATGTCCTATATGAGTATGACGGAAAAGCTTAACCTGATGCAGATGGTAGACCGCGGAGCGATGACTCCAAATGAGTGGCGAGAGGCGCTAAATCTTGCACCTATCGAGGGCGGAGATATTCCTGTGAGACGTTTGGATACCGCTCCCACAACTCAGACGGCGGCAAGTCAACCGGATTTACTTCCACAAGAGCCAGCGGAAAAAGATAATAACGGAGAACCCAATAAATGAAAAAATATATAGTTTATCAGCACACAAATAAATATAACGGTAAATCGTATGTGGGTATAACATGTCAGCAAGAAAATAGAAGATTCAGAAACGGCACCGGCTATGAAAAATGCACTTATTTCTATAAGGCTATTAACAAGTATGGGTGGGAAAGTTTTAACACAGACATATTATTTGATGGCATTGATTTTGAAACCGCGTGTAAGTTGGAAATACTTCTGATTAAAACACTCGAAACAAGCGATAAAAACAAGGGTTACAATACTATGCTCGGGGGGCAAAATACCGAGGGTATGCCAGAATATGTTAGAGAGAAACTCAGAATTGCAAATACCGGTAAAAAACATTCCCAAGAAACATTGAATAAAATGAGTAAATCCCATAAGGGATTGCTTATGGGTGAAAGTAATCCAATGTTTGGAAAGGGGAAATGTGGTTCTGAAAATCCAATGTATGGTATGACGGGTGGAAAATGCCCTTGCTCAAAAGAGGTAATTGGCGATGGGTTACATTTCAAGTGTGTTCAAGAGTGCGCTGATTATTTTGGAATAGGATATTCAAGCATGAGAGCATATCTAAACGGGCAAAGAAAAAAGCCGCAAGTGATAATCGAATCACACGTGCGATATAAGGGGGTACCAAATAATGGACAAGCAATTCAGAACAGTTGATATATTTTCTGCCGTAGATGAACCAGAAAAGATGGTTATTGAAGGCAAGGCGGTATCGTTCGGCAGTCCTACCGTTCTTTATGAGTCGAACGGCATTAAGTATTATGAGCAGATCGCGCGGACGGCGTTTGATTCTTGCGACATGAAAGATACTTGCCTTAAATACAATCACGATGACAGTACGCCAATTTTAGCAAGGGTTAGGGGAAACAGTCTTACCTTGTCTAACAGGCCGGATGGGTTATATTTCCGGTCAGAACTTTTTAATACATCATTCGGTCGCGACTGCTATGAACTTGTCAAGCAAGATGCTTTGCAATGTTCATTTGCTTTTGTTGTCGCGCAGGACGGGGAGGAATACGACAAGATGACGAGAACGAGGACAATTTCAAAGATTTCAAAACTCTTTGATTTGTCCATCGTCTCGCTTCCTGCCTATTCAGATACATATGTCAAACAGGCGAGGTCGTTCTTTGAGGTGGAGGCCGAAAAAGAGCGCATGGAGTTGCGGACCGCGTTGGAAGTTGCAAAAGCAAAATTTTATTTTATAGGGGGTATAAAAAAATGAACTTAGAAGAAATGAATCTTATCCAGGTGAACGAACGCCTGACCGCTCTGGACATTGAAGTCCGAGCCATGACAACCATCGCAGACATCGAGAAAGCGACAACGGAAAAGCAGGAGTTGCTTGCCCGTCAAGTCGAGCTCAAAGATCTGGAAACCCGCAAACAAACTGCCCTTGATATTACCGCTGGCAAAGTGGCCGGAACGGTAGTCGAAATTAGGAAGGAAATGAAACAAATGGACACTGAAAAAATGTTTAATACCGCATCTCCCGAATATCGCAGCTCCTATTTCAAAGTGCTTGCCGGTGAGAAGCTGAACGAAATTGAACAGCGCGCATTCACTGCGACAACCGCCAACTTCGGCGGCGCAATGCCCACCGCGGCCTTGAATGAAATCTGGTCGAACATCGAAGAGGATCATCCGATCCTGGGTGACATCACATTATACCGCACGGGAACCATCATGGAAGTTTCGCTCCATACCGCTATTGTTGCAGGTGATGCGGCTGTTGTCGCAGAGGGCGTAGCGAACGCCGACGAAGAAAACACGTTTATCAAAGTCACGCTGTCGGGCAAAGACTTCTCAAAGAGTGTTGAAATTTCCTACGCATTAGGACTTATGTCCGCTCCTGCGTTGGAAACATACCTCACCCGTGAAATCTCCGACCGTTTGGGTGCGGCACTCGCGAGAGACATCGTTGCCCAAATCATTGCCGATACCGCCGCTGGAAACAAAAAGACTTCCGCCGCCGTAAAGATCACGACATTTGTCGAACTAAACAGTTTATTCGCGCTGTTGAAACAAGCGAAGAATGTTGTTGTCTATGCCAACCGCTCGACCTTTTTCACCTATCTGACTTCGATTGTTGACACCACTGGCCGCCCGCTATTCCAAACTTCGATGCAAGCCGGATCCATCGGGAACCTCATCGGTTCACTGGCCAAAATCGAGGATGCAGTTGCGGATAATGTATTTATTATCGGCGATCCGAAGCAGGTCAAAGGCAACATGATCCAGGACATCATGGTCGAATCTGACAAGGACATCAAGCGCCATGTCAATATCTACGCCGGCTATGCTCGCTTCGAGTGCAAATTGGCAAACTCCCTGTCTTTCGTAATCTTCACAATGAAATTAGTCTAGGAGGTAGAACATGGCGGTATCAACTGAGTATCTGACTAAGATCCGGCGCGCCGTCCGGCGCAACACAAGCACGGATGTCGACGCCGAACTGACGGACATCATCGAAGAGTGCCGCCTTGACCTCCAAGCTTTAGGAGTAGTTTCTACCAAAGTAATAGACGAAACGGACAGTCTCATCTTAGGGGCTGTCCGCTCGTTTGCCCGGTGGAAATTCGGCTTGAGCAATGAGGATGCGGCGGCGAACCGTGACGATTACATGCTGCAACGCGACGAGCTGCGACGCAGGCGTGACTACCTAGGCTACACTATCACCTTCACCATCAAAGTCGCTCAGGTGGCAATTACGGACGCCCTAGTCACGTTTAACGGCGAGACAAAGGCAACCGACTCAACCGGAACGGCAATCTTTTACTATATCGGAGGCGGCACGAATCAAGAATACATTGTTACCGCAACCGGCTACATTTCTCAGACGGTTGATCTGGATGTAACAGCAACGGCTACGGTCAATGTCGCCATGATTGCGGGGTGATGATATGTATTTTTCTGACAGCATTACATTGCGTGCCGTGGTTACTGGCATTGACGCAGACGGCTATCCTACCACGACACCAGTGGACACGGTCGTCTATTCTAATCGTCTATCGGCTACGCGATCGGAATTTTATGCGGCACAGGCCAACAACATTTTAGTCACGCAATCGTATGAGGTTCACTCCGAGGATTGGGCGAACCAAACGCAGATTATTGACGGGGAAAAAACCTATAAGATTGAGCGATCCTATCAAAAGGGGCTTGGGGTTTGGGTTTTGACCTGCTCCGACAAGGCGGTGTAAACGATGGCACAATTTGATTTTGTTGTTCCTGTCGAATTTTTAAAGCAGCTTGGACGACTTGCTGATGTTGAGAAGTATGCTCCGCAAATGCTCGAAGAATCTGCACCAATCCTGCTAAAAACCACTAAAGCCGCTTTATCGTCCGTCATATCAGGCGATTCTACTGGTGAGATGGTTGCTTCGGTCAAGATAAGTCATGTTTTTCATAATGGCTATGGATTTTATTTAACTGTTCGGCCAACCGGTAAAGACAAGAACGGCGTTCGCAACATGGAGAAGGCTGCTTATCTTGAATACGGCACGTCAAAACGATCGGCAAGACCGTGGGCTGCTAGGGCGCAGAACGACGCTGAACCTGCTGTGCTGGCAAAAATGACAGAAGTATTTGAAAGGGAGTGTAGCAAGGAATGAACATCAATAGCTTGGTTGTCACCGCCTTGTCATCGCTCAACCTGCCAGTTGCTTTTAATGTCTATAATGGCATAGCGGAAAATTATATAACCGTAAACTATGCCGACGAACGTCCTGCACTTTATGCAGAAGATACGGACGAACTGGACGAAACGATCATCCAAGTCCACTATTTTACACAAACAAATCCGCAAACGAACAAAAAGACCATTCGCCGGTTACTCCGCGCGGCTGGTTTTACGATTATGTCAACAACAGAACTATACGAAAGCGATACCGGCTACACTCACGTAATTGTCGAGTGTTGGATTGATGGCGTCGTTAATGACACATAGGAGGTAAAATACATGGCACAGATTGGCTTAAAATATCCTGTAGTTGCACTTGCGACAGAAACAGGATCGTCTATCAGTTACAGCGCAGGAGCTTTAATGGCAAAGGCTATTTTAGCGAATATCAAAATCAATCAAAGTAATGTCAAACTATACGCCGATGACATGTTGGCAGAGTTAGATCAAAGTTTCATCAATGGCACAATCTCTTTCGGCGCAGACGATCTGACAGACGCTATTAAGGTACTGCTGCTCGGCTACACCGAGGGTGCCGAAGTCGATGCGGTAATCGGTTCCAAGGAATTATCTGCCGGCGGTTCAACAGTTGCACCTTTTGTCGGTTTTGGCTTTTATGCCAAGCGGATTAAATCCGGCGTAAACAGTTGGCGCGCAATCTGGCTAAAAAAGGTAATGTTTACCGAACCAGCAGACGAAGCAAAAACTAAAGGCGAATCGGTTGAGTTTCAGACTCCGACACTGGAAGGAACTATCATGCTTGCCGCTGATGGCAAATGGAAAGAAGAAGGAACATTCAGCAGCGAAGCAAATGCTGTCGCTTGGCTGAATACCAAATCGGGTTATACTGCTGCCGCTTCTACTGGCTTGACCGCCTTAGCAATGTCTAACGGCACACTTACACCAATCTTTGACGTAGCAAAATACAACTACAATGTTGTGGCTACTGGTGACGTTGCTGTTACGGCAACTGCTGCAGGTGTTATCAAGTTGTATGTGGATGGCGTTTACAATCAGACGCTTGTCACTACTGTCGCAGGTGTTGCGGTTGTTGTTGCGTCCGGTGCAAGCAAGCTGTTTACCATCGTTGTGCAGGAATCTGGCAAATCTGCCAAAACTACGCAAATCGTTGTGCAGAGAGCATAATAACAAGGGCGGCCTAAAAACCGCCCTATCTTTTATGGATATTATTGGCAATATGCCAACAACATATAGGAGGTAATTTAATATGTCAGACCTTAGGCCTTGTGGCACAAAAATTAAACTTGGAAAAAACGAATACGGTTTGCGGTTTACGCTGAACGCTATTGACGACATACAAGATCATTTCGACATTCCAATCGATGGGATTGCTGCGTTACTCGATAACTCAAAAACAAAGATAAAATCTTTGAGATACATCCTTGCACTGCTAATCAACGAGGGCATTGATTGCGAAGCAGACGAAACAGGGGTCAAAGGCAAACACCTTGATGAACTTTACGTCGGTCGTCATATCGACCTGAGTAATGTATCCAATTTGGTATCGTGCATTTATAAATCAATTGGAGATGGCGTTCCAGTCGAGGATGACGCAAACCCAAACGTGGAGAGCGGACAACAGAAAAGTTAAATGTTGCCCGCTATCTGTTCATCGCAAAAACCCTGCTTGGCTATCCAGAAAAGGAAGCATGGCATATGACGCTTAGAAAGTTAGTACTGCTTTACATCGAATACCAAAAAGAAAACGGGCAATTCAAAAAGCCTGAAACGATTGATGATATTATCCCTTAGGAGGTGACGAAGTTGGGCGAACTGAAATTCTGCGTTTATGTACACACCTTTCCACATGGCAAACGATATGTTGGAATAACATCAAAAAACCCTTTTAAAAGATGGCAAAACGGAACCGGCTACGCAGGGAACCCACACCTCATAAACGCCATTAAAAAATACGGATGGAACAATGTTGATCATCGCATAGTATTTGAAAATCTAGACAAAGAAGTGGCTTATAGGTTTGAACAACTTATTATCGCAATGTTTAGAAGCAATGAGTATTTGTTTGGATACAATCGATCAAGTGGCGGTGAAGGCTCGAACGGATGGATAGCATCGGAAGAAACCCGCCATAAAATGTCTGTTTCCAGAACCGGAATCAAAAATGGTTTTTACGGGAAGCACCACAGTACAGAAACAGTAGAAAAACTGCGACTTTCGTCAACTGGAAACACAAACAGGGTTGGAAAGATTTGCGCAGAAGAAACAAAGCAAAAAATCGGTCAGGCTAATAGGGGCAGACGGTCACCACTCAAAGGCGTTCCCATGTCTTACGAAACAAAACAAAAATTAAGTGACGCACACAAAATATTATGTCAAAGTGCAGAGTTTCTTTTGAACATGCGAAAGACCAGCCCAAACAAGAAAACCGTTTATCAATATGATACAAGCGGAGTTTTGGTCAGGGTGTGGGAAAGTAGACATCAAGCTGAAAATGAATTTTTGCCAAATAAAAAAGCACTGGCGATCGGGAAATGCTGTCAGAAAAAATGCGACACAGCATATGGCTACGTGTGGTCATATGGGGAAATAGATAATCCTGCGCTTATTCCGATTCCACCGCGGGAAAGAAATGTTTACCAATATGATTTGAATGGAAAGTTGATATACGCATGGAACAATCTTGAAACTGCCACCAAGACATTTAGAGCGAGCAAAACGTCTACAGTTATCAGGCAATGCGTTTCGGGTCATAGGCCGCACGCCTATGGTTATTGCTGGTCGTATAACGACAGCTTAAAGGTAGGTGATTAAGTTGGCTAAGGAATTTGTCATGGGGCCCCGCTTGGTCGTGGATGGTGAGGCGGACTTTAAAAAAGCAATAACCGGAATAAATAAAGACATGAACGTTCTCGCCAGTGAAATGAAGCTAGTCACTTCCGCATTCGGTGATAATAAAAATTCAATCGAAGCGTTGACATCTAAGTCAGAAGTTTATAATAAACAGATTGTCGATCAAAAAGAAAAAGTCAAACTCATGACCGACGCTTTGCAAAATGCCAAAACGGAATATGGCGAAAACTCCAACAAAGTCAAAGATTGGCAAATACAGCTTAACAATGCCGAGAGCGTACTTGCAAAAACGGAAAGCGCATTAAAGCAAAATGAAACTGCGATCAAAGGTTTTGATCAGGCGCAGTCTAATGCAATACTACACAGCAAAGAGTTTACCGGCGTCCAAGATGGGTTGACCAACGCTTGCAAAAAACTAGCTATAGGTGTCGCGGCTGCCGTCGTTGGACTTGGCGCAATGATTATGAAATCTGTTGAAAGTGCAGATACGATACAAGTGGCCGCTGACGTTTACGGGTTGACCGCGGAGCGAGTGCAAGAGTTAACCTATGTCGGCACAAAGCTGGACGTATCGCTAGAAACACAGCTAAAGTCGCAGCAGATGCTGACAAAAGCAATGTATGCCGCGAAAGAAGGCACCGGCGCACAATCTGATGCGTTCGTTGCTCTCGGCGTGACTGTTGTTGACGCTAATGGGAATATGAGAGACGCCAAAGATGTTATGACCGAAGCCTTTACTGCACTCGGACTAATGACAAACGAAACCGAACGCGATGCTTTGGCACAGAAGGTTTTTGGCAAATCCGCAATGGAACTCAATCCGCTTATCAAAGCAAACGCCGACGAAATTGCAAACTTGACCAAAGAAGCGCACACAAGCGGCGCGGTAGTATCAAACGAAACCATTGCGGCGCTTGATAATTTTGGTGATAGCACAGAAGCACTTAAATTATCGCTGCAAGGGGCAACCGCAACCGCACTCACTCCGCTTATCCCTAAACTGCAAGACATGGCAGACAAACTCAAAAACATAGATACTAAACCGCTCACAGACGCGCTTGCGTGGGTGATGGATAACGGGCAAACGATTGTTGTAGCAATTGCAAGCGTTGCTGGCGTATTGGTTACATACAAAGTCGCTGTGATTGCCGGTACAGCCGTGCAGGAAATACACAACGCAATATTAGTTGCGAGTGCTTTGGCTCATGGCGGTTTATCCGCTGCAACAGGGGTTCTGGCAACAGCAACGGGTGGAAAGACGGCAGCGATACTAATCGCAAGCACATCAATCTTATCTCACAATATCGCACTGGCGGCTTCCGCAATCGCGCATGGAGTAACATCCGCAGCCACTGGCATCGCAACAGCCGCACAATGGGCTTTTAACGCTGCCATGACGGCAAACCCGATAGGTGTCGTAATAGGCGCTTTGGCATTATTGGGCGTTGCTATCTATGAGGTTGTAAAGCATTGGGAAGATATTTGCGAATGGATTGAAAAGGCTTGGAATTGGCTGACAACATGGAACGGTACACCTGCGGAAGATAAATATTCGACGGTCACCACAGAACATGCCGACTCATATACATCATCGTACGCCGGCGGCAATGGTGCTGGGCGCGGTGACGCTTATGCAAACGGCACGTCAAACGCAACGGCTGGCTTGCACTGGGTAGGCGAATACG